TCAATCAATAATTTTTTTCACTTTGAATGGTTCGGTCTTTTCAGAAGGCGCCTCTTGATCGGCCAAGTCGAACAAAATAAGGGCTTCCTTTCCCTCGCCTTCGACGATCACCAATTTTCCAAGGGGATCACGGTTGTCTTTGACGATCTGAGCCTCTTTCATCAGCTCTTTAGGGTCCCGTTTAGCAGCAAGAGCATTCCCCAAATTAAAGAATACTGTTTCTTCCATTTTCCTTCACTCCTTTTTGAAACCTTTTATTCAGTATAGCAGAAGCCGCGTAAAAGTACCGATTCGCGAATTCAACGCTCCTTTCAACTAGCCGACCTAATAAAAGAACTATTTTTTTCTATTAAAAATCAGAAAAAAGTTGGCAACGTCTTCTCTGGTTATTTGTGCTATCGTCTTCTTATAGCAAAAAGCCAGTCGATCAACAATCTATAAAATAACGTTTTTTAAAATAAAAAAGAAAGAAGGACACATCCGTGGCAATCACAAGAGAGTATTTGATACAAAAACTAGCTAGCTTTGTAACAGAAAATGGTCGCGTCCCAAAAGTAAAGGAGTTCGGTCATTATGGCATCATACATAAATTTTTTGGCTCGTATACAGCGTTCCTCGAAAGCCAAGGCTTTGGCAAAACGAGAATCATTGCACATCCGACAAAAAGTGAACTAGAGAAACGACTTCACGAATTTGTAAATAAAAATAAGCGCACGCCTAAATCCGTCGAATTCGGCTTCGCCAGTCACGTGTATAAATACTATGGCTCGTACATCAACTTTATCAAAGTCTGTGGCTACGCCTCTCTTTACCTCGATTCAAGAAACCATCCCGCTTCTAAAGAGGCCTTGATCGACAAATTGAATGTCTTCGTTACTAGACATGGACGGACGCCAACGTCAACAGAATTCGGTCAGAACACGACCATCGTTAGAAAATTCGGTTCCTATAACGCGTTTCTTCACAGCCAAGGATTCCCGCCCAATACTCCCGGACGGAAAACGCAACCCTTAGAGGAGAAATTAGCGAAGAGACTGGACGCCTTCATTGCGGAACATAAGCGCATCCCGCAGCCCAACGAATTCAAACACTATAAAGCCATCAGAACTACCTACGACACCTATGGAGCGTTTCTTAGAGCCCATGGGCATACGTTGCCGCCTTCAGAAGCCGCTCCGAAGAAAAAGACCAAAAAAGACACTAGCAAAGCAAAAAAGAACAATCCTCAGCGAGACAATCGTTCCCGACTCACGAACAAGCCCTCAAGATCCAGTAAAACAGGCGTTCGTGGTGTCACGATCAATAAAAAATCCAACCACTATGAAGCGAGGATCGATTGCCAAGGCAAAAGATATTATCTAGGCACCTTCAAAACACTCGAAAAAGCCGCTGAAGCGCGCAAAGCCGCCGAAGAAAAATATTTTGCCCCTCTGCTGAAGGAATACACAGAGTCTCTCCAGCAAGACGAGACTTGCTGATGCAAACAATTGAAAACAGCGCACAAAAAAAGCGCGGTGAAAGCCGCGCTTACAGGTAAGATAAAAAGGAAGGTACGGGAATCACAGAAATATTGAATACACTGTCATATTCCCTTATTTGAAAGCAAAAGGATTCCTTTCAGATAATAATAGAATCAGTCAGAATCAACGTTTTTCAAACATGTCTGGGTCACTGACTGGTCAAAAACTTCAATAAGCCGTGGGGGTCAATTTTCTTTTATTTTTTATAATCAAGCATTGGAGCTACAAAACTTGGATCAACTTCTTCAAGCGTAACTTTATCCATAGAAGAATATTTTCTTTCCCACGATAGTGCGAATAAAGTTGATTCGGGTCTTATAAAATCTTCCTCATTTTGTTTTCTTACTTTCCTATGCAAATATTCTTCTAATAAATATAGACTTGCCAAAGTATACAAAACATTTTCCAAGTTTGCTTTTTTGTAGTTCAAAGTACGACCATGTTTTACTTTATTATATTCTCTCCACCATGTTGGTGTTTGATTTGGCCACGTTTCCCCAAAAGGTTCTATCAAGCTTAATGAAGAGACTCCCATAATATGAACCTGATTGTTCAAATCCATTAAATTGCTTGATTTAATTTCATCTCTAAAATCAACAATATTCTTACTTGTATCATCACTATCAAATCCGCAAAGTTCTCTAAAAATGATTTCACATTCTGATCCAATCGCTAATAGTAGCTTTTGATATTCAATAGAAAATGTTTCGAAATTATTCTCATCTAGCATCACAAATTCTGTGGTATTAATAAACTCATTTTCCAAGTGTAGATAGTATTTCCAATAAAAATTTGAAAACTGAACTTTATCCATTAAATCACCTCATGTTATTATACCAAAAAAACACGCCACAAAGGACGTGTTCTAAAATTGATTTCTACATAAAGAGCGCACCTGAATCGCCAGACAATAACCTAACCATTCAAGTAGACTATTTTAGAACGTTCATAACCTATCGTCTTTCCTAGTCCAGCATGTTTGCAACCACACCTACAATTTTCAGTCCAACAATAGCTTTCGACTAGCTAAGTCTTGCAAAATCTAGGCAGCTACCCCCTTCATTTACTACCTCTATTATACTAAATTCTTACAACGTTTACAACTGTAATCAGTCTAAGAAATCAGTTTAGCTATGATGGTCGTAAAGTCTTTATAAGCCGTTCCTTCATTAATTGAGATAATTTTATAACTTTTGTTTTTCCAAGCTACTTTCATATCGTTTGTTAGTTCATAATCTTGATCGTATCGAATAATAAACGTCAACGTTCCTTCCAATACGGTTCCTATTGAAGCAAGTACATCTTTCAACAACTGTGAACGCACATTAGCCCAACATTCAAATACAGTTACTTCACTCTCCACCATTTGTCCATCTTCATCTTTCACACGTTCCATTTTTTTAAAGGCTATTCTCTCGGTCAGCTCATTTACATTTTTAATGATCGGCATAATAAGCACCTCTTATTTGTTGAATCAACGCTTGTACCGTTACTGGTATCCGTTCACTGTTGGCTTCTTGACGGTTCAAATACCAATGTTGAGCAAGTAAAGACACTGCCAAATCAAATTGCTGATAATTATCCATATCTTTATCCGTTGCGCTACTATCAATGGCGCTTTTTATATATTCGCCTGCCGTGTCAATTAATTGCTTGATAAAGAAATCATCAATAGTATGATCGATTCGCATGCTATTTTTTATGCTTTCCAAATTTACCATTCTATCTCTCCTAATGAAAAAGGCAGCGGGATAAACCGCCGCCCAATATTTTTCTATCCTTCTGGTGTTACAACTGGTGTAAATTCAATGTAGACTGAAGCATTTTCATCAATTTTTTTGTAGTCGTTACGAACGATCACCGCTAAACCTTGAGAATAGTAATCAAATTTTTCCCATTGAGTCGTCACTTGATTTCTACGAGCCACAAAAACGGATTGTGCAATATCCCCCATAACCATAGGGAATGTTCCAGCTTTAGGATTGGCAAACAACGAATCTGCAATCAATACCACTGGCATGCCGAACAATGATTTCCCACTTGGAGCAGTCACATCCGGTTGTAAGATATAACGTCCATCTGAATCTTTCAGCGTATCTAGGTGGTTATAGCCTGATTGATTCAAGATCACCATTTTATTTAACGCTGGTTCAAGTACCACATTATAAAGTTGTTTTAAATCATCCAACGTAGCAGCCGTTTTCTTGGTGAATGTTTTCAATAAATTCACGATATGCTTATTATCGGTATTTTCAACCAATTTTGCTAACTGTTCTTTAACTTCTTGTACAATATTTACTGCTGAATCTTCCACAACTTCATTAGACAAGGCGATTTTTCCAGCCCGTGTTTCGGCTTTATATTCAACTTGCGTGAACATTTCAGCGTCGATATCTCCAATTTCAGCGAGTTCAGCTTTTGTTGCTAACACTGCTTGTTGGTTGGTTGCTACTGGATATTTTCCTTGCCCATTGGATACTGTTTTGACTGTTGCATATTGGGCTAAGTTATAATTTGAACGTTTCAAGTCAAAGACTTCACCGATTACTTCTTCAGGAACAACTGCCGCCGCATTTACAGTAGTGACACCATCACGAACTTCCCCTTGTGAACGGATATATTCTTCATACCCACGCATTTCTGTTTTTTCGTTATCGATTAAAGTTTTTTCCATGTTATTACTCTCCTTTTGCGCTTTAGAAGTGGATTCTAAGCTATTGTTTGTTTTTTTTGCTTGGTAGTTACTCATAAACGATTCATAAGAACGCTTATTTACTTGGACATTTGATGAATCATAAGCAGGAACGGTCACGATACTAATTTCATTAAGTGCTTTGATTTTATCTATTGATCGTTCAATTGTGCCGTCTTCTTTTTTGTCGAATGAATCTAATCCAAGCACGAACCCGAAGGACATAGAATCAACAACCCCTTTTGAGATATTCTCATACACATCATTTGAATAGGTCGTGTCGGTTAGCTCTGCTTCAAAATGTAATCCTGTATCATCGACATTCAATTTCAACGTACCTGCTTTGACACTAGCTAGTGGCTTTGAATAATCGTGTCCATATAATAAGAACACATTAGACAAGTCAACTTCCTTTAAGGCTTCGGGTGTAATAACTTCCACAAATCCGCCTAAATCCTTTGAAGGTTGTCCGAACTTAAAAGCATATCCTGACACAGTTTTCCCCTTATCAGTCTGTTTACCTTCTTTTGGCGGCTCATTTTCTTTGGTATCTGTGGATAGTCCAGCCTGTTCCGTCAAACGTTTTTCTTTTTCTTCTTCATTATTCAATTGGTGTAACTCCTTCCTGTTCTTTTAGCTGATATTTTTCCAATGTATCTAAGTAAGTAAAGTTCAAACTTGCGAGTAAACGATCCCCACCATTCATTGGAGGTAGTCCCATTTTGGAACGTCCTTCATTAATTGTGAGTAGCGACCCTTTGACCTGCTCCAACACATTTTTAACTTTCGTTTCGGGGTCAGTCTCTAGCAACTGATCGGAATTAAAACGGATATTGGTTTCAAGTTTCGTATCCAATTCACTCACAAACACATTAAAGTAATGAATTAGCGTGCTTTGTATATACTGCAAGTTACTTTGAACCGTGCTAGAGTGTTCATTTTCAACGCCTAAACGCTCAATCGGTACACCAAACGCTTTAGCAATTTGTTTCGTTGTCCAATCACTCGAATTGACCAACTTCAAAACATCTGTGTTTACTTCTAAAGATTTATAATCCATCGTTTCATCAAGAATGATTGTTCTTAGTGCATTATCTCCGCTACTTGAACCGTTGGCTTCTTCAAATTTTTCACGTATCGCATTTTTAGCTGATCCATCTAAATCTGATTTATGAACCTTTAATATTCCTGACCCACTGACACCACGAGCAAAGAAATTGTGTAATGTTCGATTACCAGCCTGTTGTATCTTCATTTCATCACGTAACGCATAAAGCGGTGGCAATCCTGTCAATCCATCTTGGGTGAAATATTTAAAATGTAAAATATCACTAGACTTCACACGTCTTTTTTTATCACCAATCTGATAAGACAAGTTGCCATTATCTAATTGAGTAACTGTCACATTTGAATTAGGCAACAAGTGAAGTTCTTCCACTTTTTCACCGTTGCGTTTGTTCTCCGCAAAGCTATTCCCATTTAGCAGCATATTGACCGCCAAAGCAAACTTGAAGTGCCAACCGTCCATTTCTGAATTAGGTTTCTCGTTTAGTACCTTCACCAGTGCATTATCTGTTTGTGGCATATTGTTTTTGACTAATTGAATCGGGCTAGAAGCAATATCACTGGCAATGATTCGGATAGCTGCAAACACATCACTATTTCTTAATGCACGAACGCTTGTAAAATTGGTGGTGTAATCATCTGATTGGATGGATAACACATGATCCAGGAAAGGATCTCCTATTGTATTTTGTCTCGCTCTAAAAAACGCCATCTTTTAACCTCCCTTCTGTCCTATATTTAGCATAATCGCTATCCCAATAAGCACTACGCCCAGCGCTAACAAGCCATAATAGACATTTGTTAGTAAGGTGATAGCGATTAAGATACACACCAACCCAAGTAACAAAAGGACGGTATGAATATTATTAGAAAGAAAATTCTTCACTTGTATAGAAAACATTGTCTGCTTTTGCTCCCTCCGTTGTGGTGAAATAATCCATTGCAAATACATAGGCATTGATAAGTGCTGCTATCGGGTCAATTTTGTTGCTGTTCTTCGATTTATTTATCTGAATCCCATTGTTATCTGTTTTTAAAATAGCGTTATTCACTGCATGAGTGAGGATTGTATTTTTATTATGAATAACATTGCCTTCATAGACTTGTTCCCTAAGCGTTCGAGTCGGAACGTTTAAAGTGATCGTTCCCTGTCTTACTTCTAACATTGGGTAGTTCGCTTTTTCAGCTTTAGAAATTAGGCTGTTAGCGTTATACGGATCATAGCAAATTCCCATACATTCTAAGTCGTTCATTTCGATTAAGCTTTGGATAAACTCAAATACTTGGTCATAGTCCACAATCCCGCTTTCTAATTGAGTAATGGAACACTCACCAACTTTTTCTAGTTCCCTATAAGGCAACCCGTCACGCTTTTCTTTGTCTTGAAGCCCATATTTAGTGGCTACAAAGCTATGAGAATCACAATAAAGCTCGCCGTTATCTAGAGGTACAATCCATGAAACACTGGTTAAATCATCTGTTTTCGATAAATCCACTCCGATATAAACGGGCTTTCCTGTAATATCTTGTGGTTCTACTTCGGTTGCTTGCCAGTCTTCCGTAGCCATATAGCTATCTTCTGAAGCTTGTCTCCATAAATTGAAGTTTTTGACCAGTACAGAATTAAGATTGTTTTGTTTCAAAGCGAGGTTCACATCATCTTGAATAGTTGGAATCATTACTTTCTTGATTTCTTCACTTTCAAAAATGGGGTTTGCTTTGATCCATTTTTCTTGGTCGTGAATTTCTTCTGGATCATCTAATTCCCATATCGCTATGAAGTACCTGTCAGCTTGTTCTTCGCCCGTTAACACCCGATCTAACAATACGTATTCTTCATACATAGGAACGTTTAAATCAAGCCCAGCGGTGCTAATAACACACAATAAACCATTCTTTTGTTGGGTCATTCCTGATTTAATGACGTTGTAAGTTTTACGAGTTTTTGCTTCGTGCCATTCGTCAAGAATTGCGGTTGTTGGTGCAAAACCATCTAGCGTACTGGTTTCACTAGCTAGTGCCATAGCAAATGAATTAGAAGGTAAATGCTGAATTTTTGAGTTCATAATTTTTAGTTGTGGTCTTAAAAACTTACTAGATTTAACCACGTTTCTAAGTGAATTAGACAGCATATCATAGCCCAATTTAGCTTGTTTTAAAGCATTTGATACAAACAATACTTGCCTTGCTTCTGCTGGCTCCTGTTCCACTATCAACGCATTAGCAGCCATGCCACTAGCGATATACGTCTTCCCATTTTTACGTGATTTACTGATAAACGCTCGATTAAATCGCCTGTAATTCCCTTCTTTAGTACGCCAGCCATAAAGACTGCCAATGATGAACATTTGAAAACCCAACATCTTGATCCCTTTGCCGTCCGTAGAAGGTAACAACTCAATGAATCTAATTGCTTTGTTGGCTTGTTCTTCATCAAACACATAAGGAAAGCTATCTGATTTGGAACGCTCTAAATCGCTTATATGGCGTTCACACGCTTGGATAATCTTTTTTGGTGCAATCAGCTTGCCTGATAAGACTTTTTCTATATATTCATTCATGAACTCATCAACTCTTTGAATGGGTCTTCGGGTTCATCATTTTTAACCTTGTTCAAAGCTAGTCTTGATCGTGATTCTAAAGTCATACCTAATGAAGTTGCTTGCTTCTTCAAATCACTCATAGCTTGAGATTGAACCCGAACTGCTGGATTAGCTTTCTTTACTCCGTTTTCGCATGTGATAAACGTTCCTGATTTTCTTATCTCAGCTTCTGCTGTTTTGATTCTCGAAAAAGCTAAACAGTAAGCGACCAATGACCCATAATCCGTTTCACTTAATGGATAATCTTTTTTTAATGCCACGATGACACGATTCCATTCACTTCTAGCGCTCGCTGCCATCCAATCGGGGGGCGTGATATTTATTAACGGTTGTTGCTTGAACAATTCTTCTCTAGCGTCCACACGGACAGCCTTTTCTTCACTTGATATATTGCCTTTTGTATCTTCTAATATTTTTGGGTGTCCCATGTTGTCCTCCTTTCAGACAAAAGAAAAAGGAACGCCAGCAATTAAGCCAACATTCCTTCGTTTTTCGATCAGAATTTTTCTTTGTCTAATTTATCTATATAAATGATTTTTCCGTTCTGCATTTGGATGGTTACCTGTCCAAAATGCGGTAATGTGACGGTACGTTGTTTTCCTGTTTCATCAGTAATGACAACTGTATTTTCCACTAAATCTCCTACTTTCATTATATACTCTTTCATTTATGGTTACAACTGTAATCGTTATTTGTAATTACCCTTATGCCTTTTTACAATGGTTATTTGTACCAAAATGAGTAGGCATCGATTGTCAGCAGACTTCACACAAGCCCCCTTATAACTAAAGGGAGTCACTTTTACGCTTTCTTCTTTCTCTAGTTGTTTTAGTATTATGATGTGTATGGCATAGTGAACGGAAATTACTTTCATCAAGCCGCTTAGTCCAATCATCTTTTATCTCAATTATATGATCTACAACATCAGCTTTTCTTATCAGACCTTCTTCTAGACAATCTTCACACACTGGATGATTTAATCGATACAAATATGAAGCTTTTCGCCATGTTCTGCTTTGATAGAATTGAAAATATTTACCTTCGCTTTGCTTTCTTTCTTCACGTTTAACCGTTGTTTGTTCCGCTTTGTGCTTCTCACAATACTTTTGCCTATAATCGACCAATACTTTACACCCAGCATGATTACATTGTTTTTTAACTGGCATAGATTACCAACCAAAGCGATCTCGTTCGTCAGAACCATCTTGTTCCCATTTTGATTTGTATTCAATATAAGGCGAAACTATCTTTAAGTATGTTCCATCTTTAAAATTAACTTTAGCGATTTTATCTTCTTCAAAATTAATAAAGTCTACATCTTCTTGAGTGTTTGAATACTCAATGTGTTTCTCACCATTGAAGTATTTAATACTTTCCATATACATAATTATCCTACCTCCAATAAATAAGTTATTAATTCTTCATCAGTCAGTAACAACGCCAAGAACTTATCGTGAATGTTTAAAAATAAATGATTCTCACTTGGTGTAAATTCGCGTTGTCTTGCCACATCATAAAGGCTTAATAAACAATTAAACTCTCTCACGATCTCATCTATGCTATCGTAGTTATCACTCTGCAATAAAGAATTAACGATTGTCACTTGCAGCCAATTAGTAATATCATACAACCATTCAGGTTCTCTCTCCATTTGCTCCAACACTTCGGGGGAAAAGGTAGAATAATCTTTCGTTTGCAATGCCACACTGAACGATAAGGTGTTCATTAATACTTGACCGATTTCTTTTGTATATTGAAAGTTCGGTGCTTTGTTAGTAGATATGAAATTTAGCATTTGTTTCCTCCTGTTTAGCTTGTCTGTCTTTTTTCCCTTCATTGTCCGTAGTTCAACTTTTTTAAAGCTTGGTATATCAACGATTGTCCCTATTGTCCGACTTTTTACGCTACTTCTTTATATAAAATATTACTGATACTTTTTTGCTTTTTTATTTTTTTAAAAGAATTAGCACAAAATAGGGACAATAGGGACAACCCTTTGATACATAAGGTTTTCTGTCAGACAAAATAGAGAAAAAAATCGGACAGAATAGGGACAATTATTCATTAGTTATGTGGTATGTGGAAATTAATTTCAATCCTGTATACCGTTCTTTATGACTGCCACCATCGTTAAAACCTCTAGTATGCTTTTTTCTAGGTACATCGAACTTTTTATTTAGGTACTTAGTCAACTCAATCTTACTTTGCGGCTTAAATCCATTCTGCATACAAAACGCTTTGTATTCTAAGTAAACAGTAGTCGCAATTTCCCCTCTATTTTCGGCATTATCAATCTTGCAGCATTCAAAAACAAATTGCCCTATTCGGTCATTATCAAACAACCATTCGGCTTTAGTTTGTCGCATACCCTCGGACCGTGAGAAAGTAGCTTTCTTGCCATCGAATATTTTTCTAAATTCTTTAATACATTCATAGACAAATGCAGGCGCTTCTTTCTCAATCTGTTCCAAGTCTTGATTCTTCCAAAAAGTTGCACCTTCTTTTCGTTGATTACCAATAGTAATTGGTACAACTGTAAGACGATCAGCAAACCCTGGGCTTATATCTTTAAAATGAAAGAAGGCATTCATACTAAAAATGTGCTTAGCGTGGCTTATAAAAGTAAACCCTTGAATCCCTTTAAATTCACCCTTGACAGCGTCTGATCCTGTTAAACGTTTCAAAATCCCTGTCTGACTAATGTAGTCATCATCAATATCTCCACTAATATTGAAGGCTTTACCCAATAATTCTACTATCGAAAATTTTTCTTCGGTTAGTTCTTGCGGTGTTAGCGCTGTACGGTTTTCTTTTGTAACATAATATTCAGCCACCATATTCAGAAAACTTGATTTTCCTTCCCCACCTTCACCGTATAAAAACACTAAATCTTGGGCTGGTGCATGACTTCGATAGAATGTATAACCAATGAACTGTTTCATGAATAATGCTGCCTCACCAAAGAAATCATTAAAAAATCTATCAGTTGCTTTTGTTGCTTTATCCGACATATCCAAGTTGTAATCATAAGAGATAAGGATATAATTCAATGGATTATGGGAACTTATTTCATCGGTCAAAATGTTATACGTTCCATTTTTGAATGGTACTAACGCTGGGTTACTATCTTCAAAAGGTGATCTATTTGAATAACTAGGATCGTACGTTTTTTGTTTTACATATGTTTTAACTGGTGATATATATTTTTGATTGTAAAAACCCCAAATTTGTAACTCCTCAAGACAAATTTTCTCAGCAAACATTACCAGCTCGTTCTTACCAAAATACCGCCATGCACCTTTTTCTGATTCATAAACAGCACCTTCTAACAACTTAGGAAATCGTAGTAAATGGTGCCTTTGGATAATTAGATTTCCCATTACCTCATGATTAAATCCATATTTAAAAGTTGCGCTACTTGCATGACCATCTTTATCTTTTTTAATATTTGGGGAAATCCAAAACCATTTAGGTGTGTCATTATTCAATCGATTTGTGGCACCTTCTACAAAAGCAGATCTTTCTTCCAGATCAATAATTTTTTCAGATTGTTTAGTAATCTCGCTTAATTCGTTATTAATATGAATAGATTCATGAGTTTCTGCTGTCAGCCCTGGCAATGATATGGAATAGCTATCTTTCTTTTTAGGATCATAAACGTTTGTAGTATCTGCAATCGCTTTTTCTAATGTAATTTGTCCATAGGTAGCGCCGTCGCCTCGGTGTTTCTTATCCCATTTTTCACGATATAGCCCCGACTGTCTAAAAATGGTGTCCATCATTCCATAATCTTTCTTAGAGAAAAAGGCTAAATAATTTGCTAATGCTTGATCTGCTGATGACCGGTCATCGTTATAGTCACTAATATCTCCACGCATTAGAGAAGAAATTTTGCTACCTGCTTTTGATTGGTTCATTACTCGAATAATTTCAGCTTCACTTAAATTATTAGGTTCATAATTTACAATCATCGGTTGCGGTTTTGGCTTCTCTTTTTTAAAACCATATTCTTTAATTATAAAATCAATCATTTTTTGGCTTTTCTGTGGTTCTAAATCGTTGTAGCGATCTCCGGAGACTGTCACCCATCCAGTATTAGTAAAAAATTCTATTTCTTCACCGTTCGCTGTTTTGCGTTTACGTCCAATATCACTAGGAACGTTTCCAATTACCCAAACGTGTAATCCACGTCCAGACGGACTTTTTTCAGCATAGCTAGAGTTGGCGATTGCTTGAAGTTCTCCACTGATGAATTCAATGCCTTTATCATTGTCTAAATCCACACATTGAAAAGGTGTATTCATTGGAGAAAAACCGATACCATCAGCATAATCAGCTTTGGCAGCTCGCTTCACTTCTGAAAATTCAAAAAGCTTCCTTTCTTGCCACCCATATAAAAATTGCCCGTTTAAATCGACAGGGACTTTATTCATTTTTTCTGGTTCTTTTTTATCAGGAACAGCCTTCCAACAAAGCCAGTGATTGTATTTTTTCATTTCATCCGGAATGTTTTCCCAAACTGGTTCACGTATTTTATCGGTTGCTAATAATGCCAATAAACTTCCCTCCCCTAACTAGCAAAAATTGCCTTTGGTGTGCCATCTTCATTAAATCGATCGTTAAACACGAGCCACACCTGTTGGGCTTCAAAACTGATCCATCGTGGATTACTATCACCATCCACATCCGTTAAAACAGAAATAGTATTTTCTCTATCTATATCATTTCCAGCTCCAACCGTAGCCCCATGAGATAATATCGGTGTATCGATAGGAATTTCCTTGAAGCCCCAGCGATCCACCATAAGTATTCGTCCAGTTGGCTTGCCTGTCGGATCATATTGTTTTTCCAGTAAAGTTTTACTCATGCACTTTCACCTCGCTCCAAAATTTTAGATGATAATATTCCTATATAAATCATTCGGACACCTCCAAATAATTAATGGAATGTTCTGCATGCTTTTCTGACAAGGCTTTGATAGCAACTACCAATCCGTTTAATCCACTAAGATCATCTGCTGTAACTGAACTACTCATTGAACATCTATCGGAGACGTATTCCTCCAGCCCAATTAAGGAATTTTCCAAATGATTGGCTTCTCTAATTAATTCATCCTTACTCATCATTCAGCACCTCCGACCTTGTGCTCATAGTTGTAAGACCATTCGTCATACTTGAAGAATAGATACACCGCTAGACCTGTAAAGATGGCTATTTTAATGATTTCTGGTAATAAGCCGAAAATTCCGCCGATTAATATACTTGCGATAATTAAGTTTCGTTTCATAATGATTCCCTCCGATTTTTTATTATGGTATAATCGGATCAAAGAATATCGGGTTTTATCCCAATTAAGTTGCCTTTATCCAGTCCGCCAAGACTGTTATGGATAAGGCTTTTTCTTTGTTCTCGATCATAGTTTTTGCTCATAGTTTGATTCCTAACATTTCACTAAGTAACCATACATCTCGATTTATTAAGTCTTGCAAATCGTCAATGTTAAGGTCCGATTCGACTAAACTTATATTTGATAATTCAAAAATACTTCGGACAAGCTCAGTGATCGTTGGTTGTTTAACATTGTATTTTTGTTCCAAATAATCATCTAAGCGACTGGATGCTTCACAAGTTAAAAGTTTAGCCGTTTTTTCGTCTGCCTCGTCGTGCGCTTTATCTAATAAATTAATGACTTGTTTATAATTTGATGATTCTTTCATTTCAGTTCCTCCTATTAATTCCTTTGCCCCCACGGCATGTGATTACTTTTGTTTTGATAATAACCATTCTGTAATTGCTTTTTTCGAATAGAGCGGCATTCCAGAATCTAACCGAATTTCTGGTGCACCTTGCAGCACCCAATCTTTCAATGTATTTACTGAAACGTTAAAATACTTTGCTGCTTCGCCTTGCTTGACAATATCTCGTTCGTCAGATAGAACCTCAATTGCGCGTTTCATCATTCCTAACGCTTGGCTAAATTCTTCTTTGCGCCAAGTCGCTAATGTTTCTTCCATTGATTGCATTTTTATATCCTCCTTCCTTTTACGTCCCTTTGCGTAACCTATATTTATTTTTTTAGACGTTACTTTGCGTAACATCTTGATTATACTTTAAAACTGATTTAAACTAATGTCAAGTAACATCACGAAACTTTTTTCAAAAGGAGGGTTATCTTGGACGAAAATCAAAAAAAAGAAATTGGCAAACGGATAAGAGCCATACGTACTAAAAATGGTCTAACTATGCAAAAATTTGGAGAATTATTTAATCCACCCGCAAGCAAAAGTATAGTGTCAAGATGGGAAAAAGGTATCAGTATTCCTAGCAATGAAAGAATCAAGACACTTTCTGATAAATTTCATGTTTCTACTCTGTATTTATTAGAAGGAGAAAAAACGATTAAAGACCTTTTTCCGAACAAAGAACTTGATGACTATATAAAAGGACGAGGGAATAGTCCTTCACCAGTTAATCTTGATTCGGTTTTTCAAAACACCTTTAAAGATGAAGTGATTTCTTTTTTTAGTTCTTTAGATGTTTCTCAGCTATCAGTTATACAATTAATTTATCTTTCTTCTGCAATTGAACCTCTGAAAGCAAATTATAATGATGATTATCTTTACATGTATAACAGTATTTTTGACACTCTAGATAAATTACCAAGTAATTTGAAAAGAGAAGAATTAAATACATTAATTCAAAATATTCAAAACGATGTAAGAAACTTTTTAAGTTAACTTTCGCCTCCTCCTACCGCCCCCACGGTTTGTTACACTATGGAGGAAAGATTATGATTAAACAGTACGAAAAGAAAAATGGATCAAAAGCATGGATGTTCAAAGCCTATTTAGGTATTGATTCAGAAGGAAAGCAGCGTTTTACTACAAGACGTGGTTTTAAGACAAAAAAAGAAGCCCAACTAGAGTTGAGCCGTCTAAAAGTTGACATTAGCAAAAATGGATTCAAAAAAACTGACAAACTTACCTTCCAACAAGTCTATGATTTGTGGGTTGGTAATTATGAGCTTACGGTTAAGGAATCTACCTTTGTGAAACAAACAGAGCAATACAAAGTTCACATTTTACCATTTTTCGGGGATACATTGATTTCAAAAATTACTCCAGCAATGGTACAACAATTCGCAAATGAAAAAGTAAATAAGTTTGCTCGCTATCGTGAATTTGTTAGTAACACTTCACGAATTTTTGACTATGCCATCAAACTTAGATTAATTCATAATAACCCTTGTAAATCTATCACGATTCCAAAAGCAAAAAAAGATATTGGCAGCAAAAAGAGAGAAAACTATTTTTCAAGGAATGAAATGCTAACTTTCTTGAATGCTTTAGAGAAGCACGAAAATATGAAGATAGCAACATTCTTTAGATTGCTCTCAATGTCTTCTGCTCGTATGGGCGAAATTTTAGGGCTTGAATGGCGATATGTAAATTTTGAGGATAATTATATATCTATCACTCAAACGCTTGCTAGAGGAAAAAATAGACGGCTTTACTTGGAAGAACCTAAAACGAATAGCTCAGCTAGAGATATTCCACTGGATCAGATTACAATGGATTGGTTGAAAAAATGGCGCAAGAAACAAAGAAAAGAACTCTTGATTACTGGTCACAATTCATTGAAACCAGATCAGCTTGTTTTTTCGTCAGCGCTGGATAACTCATTTATTCAATTGTCCAAACCTAGAAAATGGCTTCTCACGATTTTAAAACAAGAAAACCTAAAAACGATAACTATTCATGGTTTGCGCCATAGCGGAGCTGTAATGATGCTAGAGTCTGGTTCTACCTTAAAAGATATTCAAGATAGATTGGGTCATTCTGATATATCTGTTACTAGCGCTCACTATCTGCATATCACAGAAAAAAGGAAACGTGAAACAGTCGACCAAATGACTGACTACATCAATTCTGGGTCAATGTCTGGGTCAAAATAA